CTGGCCCAATGTGGCTGGACGTTTATATCCCCAACGGGGCTATAGTTCCAGTGAGAAGTTATATCTCCTCAACAGTTGGGGTAAACGCTCTTGCAATAGGAAATGGATTGCAGTATTTTGGCAATCCGACCGCTGGTATGAGCAATGGTGCAGGTCGGTATGTTGCTATCGCTATGGAAACTGTTGATAGAAGTTCAACGGCAGGTCTTTGTTTAGCTAAACTTGACCCAAGTTTGTTTTTGGGGCAGAGTGCCGGAACAGCCAAGTTAAGTTTTGCAACGGCTGGAACGGTGGAAACAGTTGCTAACATTATCAATGTGGCTGCAACTTTAACCACTGGAACATTTACGGCTTTGTTTGTTCGTTCTGAAACAACCCTTGCTGCCTCTGGTGATGTTGCTTTGGCAATATATGGTGAAGCAAATGTTCTTGGTGTTGCTGCGGGTTCTTACTGCATTGGTAACAGATTTAGTTTAAATCTGTGGGGCGGAACTCAGACAGCAGTTCATATTCACGCTCTGGGTGCTGAGATTTATGAGGAAGGTGCAAATCTTACTGGAACAACGGTGATTTCTCCTCTATTTTTACGGACTCAGATTGATGGAACGAACCCCCCGGCTGCAAACTCACACTATATGATAACCTGTAGGTGTGATGGTGCAGATAAACCAGATGGTTTATTGTATTCGGTTTCAGCGGATGCAATTAAGTTTGAGGCAGTTTCAAGTGGTACAACCGCTTCACATCACATTCCAATTAGGGTGGCTGGAACAACTTATTACATCTTGTGTGAGGATACTGCGTAAAATTTGTTGTGCAAAGTTTGAATGGGAACGGGGGCGTGTAGCCCCCTTCCTTTTATTTTTTTCTAAGGAGACAGATTATGAAATTGTTAGTGTCACAGGTATTGAAACAACGTGATGGGACACCAATGAAAGATGGCGATGGAAAAGGGGAAATTGTTGATGCAAATCTAAGAACGGCTATTATCAATGCCCTCGAAGCATCACTTGAAATAGACAAGAATGAACAACCGATAAAGAAGTATGAACGAAGTAAACTGGCAGACAGGATTTATGAAAATGATGAGGTTGAACTTTCTATTGAGGAAGTTGCTCTGATTAAAGACCGAGTTGGTAAGGTGTTTGGCTCTTACGTTGTGAAAGTTATTTGGGATTTACTGGAAGAGAAATAAGGGCAGAAGTTAAACTGTCTCCGGGTGGGCTGCATCAAAAGCGAGGGTGGGCATTTCTCTGGGGTGTCCACCCGCCCACTTTATTCTATAAGGAAAAACTATGGCAAGTCTGGAACTTTCGTTCTCTGAGGTTTACAACAAGTGCAGCGAAGTCTATGGCACTGGAAGTTCCCCATCGGGAACAGACCTTACCAACGCAAAGGCGATGGTCTATCGTGGGTACAGGCAATTTCTTTTCCCGACAGATTTAAGAAATGGCCGAAAGCATACTTGGTCTTTCTTAAAGAGACATCTCGTTATGCTCACCCAATCGGGCGAGTGGCAATATGAGTTGCCAAGCAATTTCAGGGAGTCTCCGACAGGGTTTCAGTTTGATTCGGACACGGGATATTCCCCGCCAAAGAAAGTATCTCCCGAAGAGATATTAAAGATGAGAGCGTTGGGCATTGAATCAACCTACCCATCTTATTATGCTCTGGTGAGAACTCCGTATGACCAAGCAACCGGCTCAAACTGGCAGGTATGGTTTTACGGTGTCCCAGACGGGGCTTACAGGCTTCACTGCATTTACATAATAAACCCCGATAAGCCATCGGCGACTACCGATGTTTTTGTTGGGGGCGTGGAAGCAAGCGAAGCCATTCTCGAAAGCTGTCTTGCAATTACAGAAACAGAGGGGGATGAGAAACAGGGTGTTCATTCGGCGGAGGCGGCTAAACTTATTCAAATATTGATTCAAAACGATTTTACAGATGTTCCTGATAGCGTTGGAAAGATGCTTGACCCCGGTGTTTACTACATAGGGGGCGGAAGAGTTTTACAAAAATTAACATCGGAAGATGTTTATAATTAGTAAAGAAATTAAAGAAAGGAAAAAGTATGAGTAGCAATAACGTGAATTATGAACTGGAGAGGGGTTCGGTTGGGATGGGTATTCGGTGCTATAAGACAACCCTCAAAGCATCCGATTTTACAGACAGTTCAACTACGGGAAAGAAAACCCTGACAGAGGTTTTACCCGCAGGGAGTTTTTACATCGGCTGTCGTGCAGCAGTTTCCGTTGCTTTTGATGAGGACACCGCTGCTAATATGACCGTTGGAAAAACAGACGGAGAGGACGAGTTCTCAGATGGAACAAGTCTTAGTTTGCTTACTGTTGCAACGGTAGGTCAAGAGGGTGAAGCACCTTTAGAGTTCTTAGCTTCTGCAACCACCGTGTATTTGCGGATAACTACATCCACTGACTATACACTTTGTTATGACAGCGATGGCGAATTTACTCTGTATCTGTATTATTTGTCAACCGTTCCTGAAATGGGTTAAGGGGTAAAAAATGGCAATAACTGGAACAAATAAACAATCTGCTCAAACGGCGTGGTCTTACATTGGAAACATAACTTCTGAACAGGCCGCTTTAGCCGTCACTGCAAGAGACAACGCTTCGGTGGAGGCTTTAGCCGATGCCAAGGTTATAAAAATAAGACCTGCGGGAAATCCCTATGCAATGTCTCTGAGATTTCGTGCTGATGGTAATGCTGACCTTGATTCAGTGTTAGAACTCTATGCCGCAAGAGGAGAGGATTTTTATAAAAGAATAGCAACTCTTACAATTACGACTGGGACACAGGATACTGGTACTTCCACCATCCACTTCATAGACACAATCGTTGCTACAAACGAGGAAACTTTACTCGATGGGGAAGAGGGTATATGTACTGCTAATGAAATTGCGGAATATTACATTAGAACATTTGGCTTTGACAGATTTGCCCTCATTGCGAGTGATTTGGATTCCACGACCATATATTGTGATATAGCTTATCTTGGGGAGTAAAAAATGGCTGAATTTGTATTACCATTGCAGGGTTTCTCCTCTGGCTTCCCAGTAGATAAACAGCAAACAATGACATCAGGACACATCAATAACTGTAGGCCGATAGACACTCTTGAGAAAAGGCTTCGGATAGGCCAGAGGCCGGGGTTTGAAAAACTTTATACACAGCAGATTGCTGGCGTGGCCGGGCCGATTGTGGCAGTATGTTCTGTAACAGTAGCAAGTTAAGGGATTTGCAATGGGCGTAAATACATACGAATCACAATTAACAAGAACAAATGGGGAAGGTCTGACAAGCAGCAATATTTGGGATGGACAGACATTTACACCCACACTTGGGTATGCTGTTTATCAAATTCAATTAAGTCTTTCAAAAGTTGGCAGTCCTCCTTCCACTACGGTTGATATTTATGCTACTAATGCCTCCCACGAACCTACTGGTAGCACAATGGGAACAGCTACAATTTTAGCTTCCGCCATTTCAACATCCCCAACCTATTCTTTTGTAGTTGCCTCTTTCAGTGCCGGGGTCGTATTGACGGCGGGAGTAGAATACTGCTATATTGTTAAATGCACTGGGGCAACGGGGGCTAATTCCCTTTTAGTTGGGTATAATGCATCGGCGGGGTATTCAGCAGGAAATAAAATAGTTACCGTAAATGCAGGAGCAAGCTGGACACAACGAACTGCTTGGGATGGGACATTTAAGATTCAGGGATACCCATCTTCTGCACCCCCAGCCTCAGATAGTTACACAACAAAAAGATTGGTATGCTGTGCTTCTGACGAAGTATGGCTTGAGACCGCCGGTGGTGGAACAATGGAACAGGTTGCTGCCTCTATGGGTCTTCTTGACACCTCTGATTTTTTAAGTATGTTTGAGTTGTATGGAAAAGCATTTATTGTCAATCGCTCCATAAAAAAAATTCTTGATTTAGTAAACACTAAAATAACCACAACTGACGCTGGGGCAAATCCCCCTGACTTTGGCACTGTTCTAACGGGAGTAACATCTACTGCAAAGATGATAGTAGATTATACTACGGCGTTGGTGGACAATGCTGCTGCAACTATTTATGGCAAACGAACAACCACCACAACATTTTCAAGTGGAGAAACTGTAACAGGAACAGACGATGATGGGAATGCTATATCCTTTGTGACAAGTGCTGCCGAAACCGCACCACCACATTTTTATGACTGGACAGTGTGGGGCGGAAGTTCTGTTTATGGGGCTTTGGCAGACAATTTAACTTTGGGGTGTGCCTATCGTGGCCGTGCCGTAGTTTCAGGAGACCCGCTTCATCCTCACCAATGGTATATGTCAAGGGTATTTAATCCTTGGAATTTCATCTATGGTGCAAATAACCCGCTTTCAGCAGTCGCAGGAAACAACACAAATGCGGGGGAAGTTGGTGATATTATAACTGCATTGATTCCCTACGGGGACGACTTTCTTGTTTTCGGAGGTTCACACTCAATTTCAATTTTGGATGGAGACCCCTGTCAAGGTGGCTCTATAGACCAGATTGACGATACGGCGGGAATATATGGCCCTTCGGCGTGGTGCAAAGACAACTCCGGCAATCTGTATTTCTTCGGCTCTGGAGGTCTTTACAGAATGGATGGAGGTCGCTCAAAGCCACAAAATATAAGTTATGGCTCTCTGCCAGAGTTGGTGGATGAGTGGGCTGCTGCTCCGGCAACGCACAGAATTATTTTGACGTATGACCCGCTGAGGCACGGCATCTTAATTACAAGAACTACTTTAGCTTCGGGAGCAAACCTAAACTATTGGTATGATTTAAAGGCAGTGGGATTTTATCCTGAGACATACCCAAATGCTTGTGGGATATTTTCTTCACACAACTACAATTCTAACGCTGCGGCAACAAGAAAAACAATATTTGGTTGTTCCGATGGATACTTGAGGTATTCTTTGGATACGGCAAAAGACGATGATTCGGGGCTAACTGATACCGCTATTAATTCCTACTGCACTCTGCCCCTAATTAAAATGAATGAAGCAGATGACTCAGAAGGTCGTTTGATTTCTTTGACGTTTGAGTTAGCCGGGGGTGCTGCGTCTGGGACTTTCGGGGATACTGATGGATTAACTTATGAGATTCACGTTGGGGACGATGCAGAAACAGTTTTGGAAGATATTAAAGATGGGGCTACAGCTTTCTCAAGTGGAACTCTTTCGGGGACAGGAAGAAAAAATAGAATACGAGTAAAGGCAAGGGGTCGGTGGTTGGGAATAAAACTCTACAACTCTACCGCAGCCCAAACGTGGGCGATAAACACAGTAAATGGAACAATAGCTCCCGCTGGGAAAATTAAGGGGTAACAATATGGCCGTTGATTTATCTTCAATTTTAGCAAAAATAGAGGAACAGAGCAAAGTTGCTCAAGTGGAAAATCTCAAAAGATATGAACAGGCTATGGCTATCTATGACGAGATAGTTACCCGTTATCAACCCGGTGGGGAGTTTGAAAAGAAATCCTTAACTGACCTCGAAAGACGAAAAACGAGAGACGTTGGAGCAGAGGAGGGAAAACTCATATCCAGCGGTTTAAGCGGAACTACGGTTGCGGGAGGGGTTGGGAGAAGGTGGGAAGAAGAGGTTGGAACGCCTGAAAGATTAAAACTGGAAGATGTTTTAATGCAACGTCTTTCTGCTGCTCAACAGGGAAAGGCCGAATTTATTGAGAGAAGAGAAGATACTTATCCCGACTATGGCCTTGTGGCACAATTAGCGTCTCAATCTGCGTCTGGCGGGGGGGACACGGGAGACGGTGGAACTTCTGGCGGTGGTTCGGCAGGAGGGTTTAATAATATCGGGGGAGGAATGTTTAATTTTGGGAGAGGCGGTTCTGGAGGAACACCACTGGGAAACACTTGGGGAAGTTATGGGGCTTCGGCAGGGGGTTCAACACCTATGCTGAATTATGCAGATGAGATGGCAGCAAAAAGACAGGAGAGCAAAGGAAAAGCAGCCGGAGAGGGTGGGTATGAGGGAGTTCCATCTGAAATTGGCTATGGCCCGTATGGTGGAACAAAAACTAAAAAAAGAACTTGGGTTAAAAATACACCCGGCGTAAGGGGTCAACCAACAGTAGCAGGAACAAGCGGACACTGGGAATATATTTAATGAGAGTTCTCACACCAAAAAACTGTGACATAAGCGTTAAGAAAGCAATTCAGCAATTAAACACTGAACTTGGCCCTGACTCTACACCAACTTTTGCTGGTCTGTATTTGACCGGATTGACTCCAAATAGAGTTGTATATGTCACTACAAATGATTTGTTGACCGACAGTGCAAACTTAACTTTCAACGGTTCAACACTTGCCCTCCTTGGAAAAATGACAGCCGGTTATTTTGCAACCCCTGTGGATGTAACTAATGCGGGACAGTATGGTTTTGAACTACATTATTCTGGGAATAATTATGATGTAACAAGTATTCGTGCAAGGTCACAACTTGTAACTACTGATACTACAGCAACGGCACAGGGTGGTTTATTTCAAGCGGCAAATAATGATGGAATAAATGCAGGATGTCTTAACGGATTACTCGCAGAGGCAATAGGCAAATCGACTGCAAACGCTGCTACTATTTCAATGATGCGGGCTGGGATATTTAATGCGGAGTGGGGGGCGTTTGATACCATAACACAACTTAACACTTTGCACGTTAGACTTCACAGTTTAAATGCCGCAGGTGCGGGCAGTTTTGGAACTGGCTATGGAATTTATATTGAGAACGAAGCCGTAGGTGGAAATGGTCAGGCTCTTAACGCTGGAATTTATTTTAAAGATACAAATATCTCTGGTGGAAACTACGGGTACACTTATGGCATAGACTTCAACGGGGCAACCATAGCAACTGCGGATATAAACTTAAAGAAAGGCGTGATTCTTTCTTCCACAGGGGCAATTTCTTTTGACAATGAAAACTTATTGACCACTGGAACTTTAGGGGCTGGTGCAATAACTGGAACATCTTTTACTATTGGTGCAAATACCATATCTGATTTTTCAGGGCTTAAAGACATTTCAGGATTGGCAAAAACCG